ATGCAGGCCCCGCTTTTTTGGCGTTCTCTCGCCCAGCTTAGTCAGAATCTCCCCAACCGTGACGTAGTGAAGCCCGACGACATCGGCGATCTGCTTCAGGTTCATGCCCGACCGGAAATTGCGTACGATAAGTTGGTCTCTCGCGTTCATTTGTTCCCCTCCGCGGCCAGCGCCATGACCTGGGCCCAGACGGACGCCGGCATGAACACAAACGCCTCTTGATGATCCTCGCGCAGCCACAGCACGTCGCTGTTGTCGCGCAGCTTGTTCAGAGTCTTGACGCCAGCAACGGAGGCGTGGCGCTTGCACTCGACGCGGATGACCAGATCGCCCAATTTCAATCGGACGTCGGTCGCGAATGCCTGTTCGTTGGTCCGCGATCCGTGGGCGCCAGAACCTGCAGTCCGGTGCGCCGTCCAGCCCCAGCCCTCAGCGGCCTTGACCAGTTCACGTTCGCCGCCGTCGCCCTTGGCTTTGGCGCCCTTGCTGGAGCATTTCTTCCGGCCGGGACTAACGAAGGTCACAGCCCGTTCGCAGTCGCAGACCTGAACGGCCTTCTTGCCCTTGCCTTCCCACATGATCTGGGCGCCGCAAGTGTCGCAAATGACTGCGAAGTCTCCGTCTAGAACCGGGCGCATCACGCAGCCCCAGCCAGCGACAGCAGCGACGGACCGGAAGACTGCGCTTCCATCTCGAGCAGGTTTTTCACGGCTTGTCGGTAATAGGCCGGCTTCAGTTCGGTGCCGATGAAACGGCGTCCGGCCCGCATCGCTGCAAAGCCTTCAGAGCCCACGCCCATAAAAGGGCTAAAGCAAACATCGTTCGCGTTTGACCACAGACGCAGGCATCGGTCCGTCAGGTCCAATGGCATTGGGCAAAGGTGGCGCTCTGCCTCATCATCACGCGCAATCTGGGCATTGAGAACGTCGGTCTGGCGCGTATCCATCCAGACCGGCGAGGCCCATTGTTGCCAGATGTCCAGCGCCTCGGCATAGCGCGGATCGGCCCGCATCTTGGCGTCTGTCAGGCTCGCCACATCGGGCAAGCCGTCATGGTTTGGAACCCGGCGATTGACAAACGCCGCGCCATCACCCGCCCATTCCGGCCACAGGCCAGGAACGTGATTGATCGGGTTTTCATCCATGCCTTCCGCCCACTTGCGGAACACGAGGATATATTCAGGCAGGCCTACGCGATTACGCCCGCTGTCTGTCCTGAAGTTCTTGTAAAGCAGCCCGTCCGGCTTGCTCTTTGTCATTTCCTTGACTGGGCAGCGCCAGATTGTCACGCGGCTATGGAAGGCCCAGCCGGCCTCGATGTGCGACTGAATGCAGGCGCCGGTGAAGTCCCGCAGCCCGCGCGATCCGTCCTCGCTGGCGTTCGAATAATAAACCAAATCCTTGACGTGAACGCAGGACAGTCGCCCAGGCTTTGTGACGCGGTGAAGGTCTTTCAGGAGCACCTTATAAAACGCCTGAAATTCCTCATCCGAGCTGACATTGCCCATGTCCCGCTCGCTCTCAGAGTAAATGTAGAGCGACGAAAACGGCGGGCTGTAGACGCTAATGTCGATCGAGTTGTCCGGCATCTCGGCCGTAAATTCCACGGTGTCCGCATTATAGGCTGCGAACCGCTCGCCGATGTGTTGATCTAATACTTCCATCACGCCGCTCCCAAAAATGCAGGAAGCGCCGCCAGCTTCGCCGGGCGATAAACCTGCAAGACTTCCGATGTTGAAATTGACCGCCGCATGGCCGCGCTCATCTCGCGCTTCATGCCCTCGTGGTCGCCGCTCTTGCGGTTGACGACTTGCCACACCGATTCCTCGGTATCGGCGCAGGCCACATGCACTTGGACCGATCGAACTTGGCCGAACCGATGGCAGCGCCGAACGGCCTGATAAAATGCCTCGTACGAAAACGAGAGGCCAACAAACGCCATGCGGGCGCAGTGCTGTAAATTCAGGCCCTGACCGGCGATTGACGGCTTGGTTATAAGGATGCGCGCCTGTCCCGTCGCAAAGGCCGTTAGACGCTGCTCTTTGACTTCCGGGCTCATAGAGCCGCGAACCTCGATTGCCTCCGGTATGAGGTCCGTCAGAGCGTCCGCCTCGTAATCAGTGTCGCACCAGATCAGCCACGGCTCGCCGGGCTCATTGGCCACCAATCCGGCGATGACTTCAGCCCTTGCCTCGATCGTCAGTCGCTTCTCGCGATGGATCGAGGTTGCCGATGTATCGGGCATCCGAAAAAGCAGAGCCTGCCCGTCGCGCTCTTCGCCGGCATTGATCGACCGATCAGCCGCCACGATATGGCGCCGCATTTCCAGCGCCGGCAGATCGTAGCCCGCATCGTCAAACCCAAGATCCGATGGCTTTGAAACGCACCGCGCCCAGCTCGCCACCCATTCCCAGAATGACGCCTTGGCCGGATGTTTGATCCGATAGCGGCCCATGTTTTTCTGATCGGCTATGAACCAGCGGGCGAGCATCTCGTTCGAGTTCATGACCCCGAGAAACTGGCAATGCTGGCCTAGTTCCATGTGGTCATTGGGGGCTGGCGTTGCCGAACAACACAGGCGAAACGGCGTATCCTGAAACGCCTCCATCAGCGCCCGCGTGGTCGATCCCGTAAAAGATTTTAGAATGCTGCTTTCGTCCAGTATCACCCCGGAAAACAGCGAGGGATCGAACTTGGCCAGCCGGTCATAGTTGGTGATATAGATACGAGGGCCGTCGATCTGGTCCGGCTCGCGAATGGCCTTGGCGTCAATGCCGAACTTGACCGCCTCGCGCTCGTGTTGCGCGGCGACAGCGAGCGGCGCCAGCATCAGGACCGGCTGGCCAGTGCGCTCGACCACGACCCGGCCCCACTCAAGAGCGCACAGGGTTTTCCCCAGGCCGGTATCCAGAAACAGCGCGGCACATCCGGCCTTCAGGGCAAATTCCACAGAGTGCCGTTGATGGTCCTTCAGTGCCGGATTGAGCGGCGGAATGTCCGCCATTCCCCGAGGGACAAACGCAATCCGCTTGGCCTCGATCATGGCCCTATATTCTGCAAGGCTGCTCATTGAGCCGCCTCCGCACGAAGCTGGGCCGTGGTCAGGTCGCGCATCCGCCGGCGATTGCAGGGCCGCCCGATCTGCCGGGGAAGCAGCGACAGCCGCTCCTGTTGAAGTCGCCGGACTTCCTGATCATCATCAGTGGAAAACCCCGTGATCCGCCCCGATGTGGAGACGATCTGTTCAGGCTTCGAAGCGGCGTCCGGCTGTCCGCTTTGAGGAATGGCGGCGGGGATAGGTGCGCCCGTCAGCAGGGCGTAAAGGTCTGGGAAGCGGGTCACAAATTCCCCCTGGTTATGGCCGGGTGCGCTCAGGTCCCAAAAACGGCGGGGACCGAAGTCCCCGCCAGTTGAGGGAGGAACGCCCCATCGGGCTCGGTGACGGCATCTCTGCCGAAAGGTTGCGCCCCAGCCGGTCCATTGTGGCCGGGGCGCGCCGCAGTCGCCGCTTCTGCTGGCTGTGCGGGGTTCATGCGGCCTGCTTCGCCGCGTCGGATTCCAGGGCGGCCAGCGCCTCCAGAACCTTGTTCATCCGCCGAATGCCGATGTCGGCCTCACCTCTGGCCAGCCGATCCAGCTGGTAGGTGTTGGCAAGCAGGGCCTTCGACAGCCAGACGCGACTGACGCCTGCCCGGAGGCAGTAGGCGTCGCATCTCTGAATGAAATCACTTAGGGTCATGCCCCTTTGTGGGGCTTTTAAGCCCCGTCGTCAACTGGGCTTTTAGGCCCTTCGTATTTTTTTCAAAACGGTTTATGGTGCGGCATGTCCACCCTAGACCGCGAAAAGCTGCGCGCTCTACTTGAACGCCGCGGGATAACGCCGCGCGCCTTGTCTCTGGCGATCGGTGACAGTCCGTATACCGTGCGCGACATCATGTCGGGTCGGACCAAGAATCCCAGGTCCGACACCCTCGCCGCAATCGCCCAGGCGCTGGGCGTCGCCCTTTATGACGTGCTCAAAGACGACGGCATCGCCTCAACCTCGACGCTTAGTCCGCGCTTGACGCCCCCAAAAACAATACCCATTGTGGGGGAAGTTGCGGCAGGGTTATGGCGGGAAATAATGCTGGCTAATCCGAACCCGGAAGAGTTCATCGTTTTGTCGGTCGATGGATACGACCCGGCGGACCTCTATGCCCTCCGCGTTTCCGGGCGTTCAATGGATTTGGTTTATCCCCCAGGCCGCTGTCTGGTCGTCGCGCCGGTTTCGCAATCGGGCCTCCGCGTCGGGGACCACGTCATCGTTGAACGGACTCGCGCGGGACTTGTCGAGATTACCGTCAAGGAGCTGGTCATGGAGGGCGGCAAGGCATGGCTTTACCCCCGCAGCTCGTCGCCAGAGTTCCAGACGCCCCTCCTGATTGACGGCTCTGATATGGATCAGGACGCGCCGCGCGTGATCGGCGTTGTTGTCGCCGATTACGTCCAGCGCCAGCGCCCGACCGAGTTCTTCACCCTGCCCGCGAATCTCCAGCGTTAGGACTGGCGAGGTCTGCCGGCGTTTTGGCGTGTGATGCGTGGGGCTTTTAAGCCCTTTTATGATTGACAGGGCTTTTAGGCCCCGCCATAGTCTCCCTCAGAACTTGAGGAGACACCCAGTGCGCATCGACCCCACCACCGAGGCCGGCCAAGCCTACATCACCGAATGGTTCGGTGACGACGAGCCCGAGTTTTCCGCCTGCAAACATTGCGGCGACCTGTTCACCGACTATGCCGCCGATCTGGAGGCTGGCCACGGTGAATGTGAGATTTGCGCCGACATTCCGCACGACTTTGCGGGCCAGCCCGAGGGCTCGCACTGGGCGCATATGGGGTCCTGCGTATGAGCCCGATCCCCTTCCCCGCCGGCGTGGCCCGCGACATCGCGCGGGTCCGACATCTGGCCACTGACCTAATGCTTCTCGTGAAGGACCTAGACCGCGAGATCGGCGTCACGGCCACGGCCTACGCCCGCATCGACTGCCTCGCCCACGACGCGAGCATGAAGGGCTTCGACCTGATCGCCGCTCTGGGCGCCCTGACCGAGACCAACAGCACCCGCTGGAGCGCCCAGCAAGACCAGTCCTACGCCGTTGACGACGCGGACCAGCTCGTCGCGGCCCTTTCCAATCTCACCGACGGAGGCGCGGCATGAACCGCCAGATCACCCTGCTGCTCACGGCCCTCGACGACGCCCGCAACGACCTCGCCCAGGCGCAGATCGACGGCGACCCCATCGACATCAACGACCTGCGCGAGGAGGTCCACGAAATCCGCCGCCAGTTGTTCATGGCCGGATGGGAGCCGGAAGAATGACCCCGGCCCTGCCCGAGCGCCACCCTCGCCGCCGCTGCGACGGCTGCGGGGTCCAGATCATCCGGGCCTTCAAGCCCCTGAAGAAACACACCGGCCGCCGGGTCTGCCTGGACTGCGCCGAGGTCGAGACCGGGAAGGTCTCGCCAGATTGGGATTGCTGAAATGGAAGCCTTCGACACGCCCGAAGAGAAGCTGTTTGCCCGACTGGTCGAGCAATACCCGCCCCGGACCCTGCCGGTCCTGAAGATCGCCGCCGCTTTCGCGATGTTCACCGCCTCAATCGCGCTGCTTTGCGCCGGAATCTGGATGATTGGATCATGATGCAACTGACATGGGACGGCGACCGCGCCGCATTCGCCAAGGCCTTCGTCGCCGCCCAGATGGCCGCCGAGGCTGTGACCAAGGCCAACATGAACCCGGCCTTCAAGTCAAAGTACGCCGACCTCGCCGCCGTGGTCGAGGCCGTCATTCCGGCCCTCAATGCCCAGGGCATTGGCGTGATGCAGTTCCCGGCGTTCGATGGTGAGTTTGTCACCGTGACAACGACCTTCCTGCACGACAGCGGGGCCTCGGTATCGAGCGATCTGCGCTTGCGCCCGTCCAAGTCGGACCCGCAAGGCGTCGGCTCCGCAGTCACTTACGGCCGGCGCTATTCGTTGCTGGCCATGATGGGCGCCGCGCCGGAAGACGACCACGGCAACGCCGCGTCAGGCCCGCGTCAAGCCCCCAACGAGCCCAAGGCCGCACCCAAGCCGCCCACCCTGGCCGAGCGCGCCGGACGGCTGACTGCAACGCTGCAAGCCGTAAAGACCAAGGCCGATCTGGAACGCGCCTACAGCCTCGCCAGCGCCCTCCGCGCCGAACTGGATGACAAGGAGCCCGACATCCTGGCTGACCTTGACCGGCTGTTCGCGGCCCGTCTGGGCGCCTTGCAGGACATCGCAGCATGATTGTTCAGGCAAGCCCCGAATGGTTTGCCGCGCGCTGCGGCAGGGTCACGGCATCCCGCGTGGCGGATGTCGTCGCCCGGACGAAAACCGGCTGGGGGGCGTCTCGCGCCAACTATGCCGCCGAACTGATCGCGGAGCGGCTGACAGGCTGCACCGCGCCCAGCTTCACCAATGCCGCCATGCAGCATGGTG